TGTTTCAGGGAGACGATGTGACGCCCCTGATTTCCGCTGTTCATAAAAGTTGGGAGCGCGGATTTCTGAACGCCGTCTCTATTGGCTTTCTAGCCAAGGAGTATGACGGCAATACCATCACGAAGTCAGAGCTTTTGGAGTTCAGCATTGTTCCTGTTCCCGCTAACCCTATGGCATTGAGGCTTAACGGGTTCACTGATGCAGAGGTCAAAGCGTTGGGTGTTGAAGTGACCCCTGAAACCTTGATTGCCGACCTGGAATCAATGGTAACGACTAAGGAAGGGCGTGTGTTGTCCGCTAAGAATTATGAGCTGATTACCAACGCCATTGATGCGCTTACTGCGCTACGCAATGCAGCAGACAAGATTCCATCAGGAGATGGAGAGTCGAAAGCAGAGACGTGGCTTGAAGGTTTATATAAAGCACTATTGAGCAAGTGACCTGAGGAGGTCTGAAGTGACTGATTTAGAGAAGAAGATGCAACAGGACGTGATTGACGGGGTGGCAGAGAAGCTCAAAACAGAGGGTTCCTTTGCTACTCGTGACGAACTGCATTCAGAATTGATGGATGCTATGAAGAACGTAACGATCACCCCGCAGATTGGGGCAAATGGTGAGTTCACCCCGAAACAGATTGGGGAAGCGAAGGCTGCATGGTACAGACAGGTCATCGGCAAGGGTCTCCCTTGGGAAGCCAAGGCGTGGACAACCGATGTTTCCGGTGCTGCATCCGAGTTGGTTCCCTCGCTCGTTGCCAACGCGATTGTCGAAAAACTGGACAACACTCCTTTCCGCAAGAATGTCACGCAGTATCCATATTCTGCCAAGGGAACAATCGCGGCTGAACTTGTCCTTCCGACGGCATATCGCATGACCGCCCGTGGAACAGCAGTTACTCAAGCTGCGGGGACAATCAACCCGATTACCTACGCCACGAACGGATTGATGGCATGGATGGGACTTGACAACAAACTCATCCAGGAAGCAACACCGCAGACGGTGCCCTATATTGAGAACGCGTTTGTTCGTGCCATTGCCCGCAAGGAGACGAAGGAGTGGACGATTGGCGTAACTGCTGGATCTACGTTTGAAATGACCGGCATGACCGGTGCTGCCGATGGCGTCAATATGATTTCAGGCCACCTGACCGTCGCTGCAATCACCGCTGCCGACATCCTTGCGCTCTACTGGGCACTCGAAGGGATGTATTCGGACAATGCTAAACTGGCTGCGCCCAATGCTACTCTTGCGGCCATTGCTGCGCTCAACACCACGACCATTACGTATCTGAATACCGATACGATGAAGTTCCTGGGCAACCATGACGTTATCAGAATGCCCTCGACCTCATTCGCTACGCCCGCTACGACCGTGCCCGCCATGTACTTTGGCGACTTCTCGTATTACTACCTGTTCGCCGATGGCCCCATTACGGTTGCCACCACAGATCAGGGGTACACCGCGATGACGACCGACAACACCTACATTGCCGCGAAGGTCTACACAGACGGCAAGTTGATCCTTGGCGAAGCAGTCAAGGCTCTGAAGTATCTGACCTAGTTCTGAGTGAATACCGGGGGAGGGGAAACTCTCCCCCACTGTGAGGTTTTATGCGTTATAGGGTAGTACAAGACATGGAAGGCTGGAACAAGGGAGACATCGTTGAGGGCATTGACGAAACCGTTGCCCACAACCTTGTCAAGTTGGGCTACTTTGAACCACTGCCCATTGAAGAGGTCATGCAGGATACGCAGATCAAGAAAGCGCGGCACAAGAGTGTATAGGAGGGGTCAATGTCCAGCGCACTTAAAGCTATAACTTCATTTCAGTTCGCAGGGCTGACCCCTGCCGTTGTTGGTTCTATCAACGAAGTCACGCACACTGTCGCCCTCACGGTTCCCTACGGCACGCCCGTAACTGCCCTTATTCCCACGATTGTTGTTTCTGCCGCAGCGCATGTTGACCCTCATACTGCCGTTGCTGCCGATTTCACATCGCCAGTTACCTATACCGTTACGGCAGAGGACACAACGACGCAAGCCTATGTGGTGACGGTTATATCCTCATTGAACCTGTTGAAACAATATCTGATGCTATCGGCAGACGATGTTTCAAGGGATACCCTGCTGATGTCCATGTGGGATAGTGCCATTGAGACGATTGAGAACGCATTGAGATATGAGACTGCGCTTCATTCTGTCTCCTATCAGGTTATCGGTAACACGTTTGTCACCCTTCCCGAGCCTGTCTATTCAACACTTGTGGTCAAGTATCGCAATGACCTGACTGATACCACGGGAACAACCGACACAACGCTCACGGCATGGACTGACTACTACACCTATCCGCGCCATATCGAGCTGAGAACGTCCCGCTGTTCAGATCCTCGTATCATCATCACCTATGTTTCCGGCTGGCCCACATTGCCCGCTCCATTAGAAAATGCAGCAAGAATGCTTGTGGCCGCACAAATGATGGCGGTGGCGCAACAGCAACCTGGGGTCTACATCAATCCTGCAAAGCAGATACCTGCTGATGTGGCTGCCGTCCTTTTGCCTTATATGCCCTTTCGCCTTCCAGGATAACATGCCCGATATAGCGATTCAGATTGATGGTATGGACGCGCTCAATAAGGTGCTGTCTGAGCTGAAGGCACAGGTCAAGCCACAACTTCAGAAGGGGTTGATGAAAACCGGTATGCAGATTGTCAGACAGGCAAAAAAGAATTGCCCTGTTGATACGGGCAACTTGCGGTCAAGCATCAGAGCAGTCAAGAGTGGCGATGATGGCATTATCGTGTCCGCTGGTGGCAATGGCAAGGGTGAGAGTGATGTGCAATATGCCCCATACGTCGAATTCGGAACTCGCAATATGCCCGCTGAGCCCTATTTCAGGCCCGCCATTGACCAATGCATGCCCAACCTTGTACAGAACATCACTGACGCTTTAACCGTTGAACAGGCGAGCGCATTGGGTGGGGTTCATTTCAAGACTGACCTGGGTTTGGGTGCTGCTGGTTCTATGGGTGGCGACATTGGCATGAATGAAGAGGGAGAGTAATGGCAACTGACACCGTTGATGCTGTAATCGCTCAGTTGAAACTAGCCACTGTGTTTTCTAGCAGGGTATACCGCGGGTGGCCTCCGTCAACCTCGCTCATGCCCGACTGTGGGGTAAGCGGAACCATTGACGGTGAGCGGGGCATAGATCATAGCCTAGCATCATGGAACATTCAGGTTGATTCGTGGGCTAAATCCACGACTGACATAGTGGCGATAGAGGCCGCTATTCGTGTGGTCGCAAACAAGTACCACTCTGTAGTCCATCATAGAGAGATTCCAGAGGCGGCAGATACACATATTGTCAGCACGCTAACCGTGCTAGGGAGTTGGTAACATGGCAATCACCAACCTTATTGAGAAAATCGCAGTAGCACGCATAGCGGACTGCGAGATCAAGGTTTACGTTGCAGGAACTGCAACAACGCTTGTTGATATTGCGGAAGTATCAGATGTCAAGGCTAGTGTTTCATGGAACTCTGCCGAAGCAAGGGGCGATGGTTCCACGTTCGCTGTTTCATCGAAGCTGGACAAAGCAGACATCACCTTCGGTTCAATGTGTCTCTCTGCCGCGCTTCTTTCTGCTCTGACTGGGGATACGGTGTCAACCCCGGGCGCAACAACTGAGACAAGCAACTTCAACGTGGCGTCTGTTCCCCCCTATTTCAGCTTTGAGATCCAGAGCACAGACATCACGGGTTTGGATGTGGTCGACGCCACGAACGGTCTACCTGCCGACATCCACGTGAACTTTGGCAAGTGCAAGATCACGAAGATCGACAACATCCTGCCGACAACGGACGGGTTTGCCACAATCTCCGTTACCGCCGTGGCAATTCCTGATTCAACAGGTCTCCTGTTCAAGCTTGTCAAGAACGCGACTGCAACAGCGATTGCATAGGGTTCGTATGACTGTTGAAGAGTACAAGAATAGAACCATTGAACTGACGTTTCCCTCGGGGCTGTGCCTTACGGTGCGGCCCCCGAAGGCGAAGGCGATGCTGGATGCCTCCAATGCTTCAGTTAGTCCAGTAGAGGTTATGGCGGGGCTGCTGAAGTTGATGGAGGCTGGTTTTCCTGCTGACTTTACCCTTGATGACATCTCTGAGCCGAAAGACTGGGCATACCTTCAGGAGTGGGTAGCTCGTTTTTTCGCGGAGATGTTCCCAACCCAGTCGGCGAAAGTATCGAAAAACTCCTCAGAGACCGCTATCAAACCAGTGGACAATGGCCCCACGACTTCCTAGATATTGACTTTGACCAATGGGGTTTTGACCTGTCAATCTTAGGTGGTTCAAGCAAGCGGCAATCAGCAACAGCGTTCAGAGATGAAGCAATACGACGTATGAAAGCGAGGCGATAACCGTGGACCTACAACAGCTCACACTCAAAATACTCGGGGATAGTTCCGGTGCTGAATCGGCACTGGATAGGGTCAACAAGTCCACGGTCAACCTTGGCAGCATTGTCAAGTCTATTATTGCCGGTGCTGCCGTTGCCGCTATGGTCAAGTGGACAGAAACCACCATTGACTTGGGTGTCAAGATGGATGAGGCCGGTACTCTGATGGGTGCCACCATGCAACACATCCTCGGTTCTACCAATGAGCAGATAGAGGCTTGCAAAGCATGGGCAGAGAATCAGGAAAAGGTCAATCACTTTGACGCCACCGATTTGATGGCGCAGATGGACAAGGCGATCGTGAAGTATGGCGACCTTGGAACTGCTCAATTAGCCGTCAATGCAGCCGAAGAAGTATCAAGGCTCAAGGGCGTTGACCTTTCTTCTGCATATGGGATGGTAGAACAAGCATCCAATGGTATGGCGCGTTCCCTTAAGGAGTTTGGCATTACCGCCGTTGCAGGAACGTCCCAACTGACCTATCTGAAAGAGATTACGGACAAGGTAAGCGGTTCGACTGACGCATATAACAAGACCACAGCCGGTATGAAGGCGAACCTCGCAACAACTTACGAAATGATGCGCGAACAGCTCGGGCAAGCATTACTGCCCACTATCAACGCATTGACTACAGGGATGGTTCCAGTAGTTCAGAAGATTGCGGACTTTGTGACTGCGCATAAAGACGATATAGCAGCAATGGTACAGAAGATTTCAGACAAGATCAGTGACCTGTGCGATTGGCTGGCAAACCTTAACCTTGAATCGGTGTTTACTTGGCTTGGCAGGATTGCAGGAACGGCGGGAATGCTTCTAGTGGTCGGGTCCATCACCTCACTGATTGCAAAGGTTGGGGAACTTGGCGTTGCCCTTACCGCGTTATCGCTTAACCCAGCCTTTCTTGTTCTTGCTGCGGGGGCGGGTCTTGTTGCCGGTGGCGCTGCAGTCCTTAAGTGGGGTCAGTCGCAAGGTGTAGCAAATGCCAGGAATACCGTTGGACAGATACTTGGCATTACCCCCGTCAATGGCGCTATTGACATGTCTGTTGCAAATCCTCAATATGGAACTGTTGCCCCCCCGATTGGTGGAAATCGGACATTGATGCGCGGGGCGGCACCAGATGCCTCAGATGTAAGCAAGGGCATAGCCGCAATTGGCGAAGTTAAGAAGGCATATACCGATGCCGCAGTTGCCGCCGTTGACATGGGTTCGACTTCTGCCGCGGCTACTAAAACCGCAAGCACTGCTGCATCTGATGCCGCCAAGAAGGTAGCCGATGCCGCCAAAGCTGCTGCCGATGCAATTCAGCAATCACGTCAGGCAATCTCTGACAAAATCTACACTCTTACTCATACAGATCAGCAGAATGAGCAGAGGGCATTAGATCAGGAATACCAAGCCAACCTTCTGTCATCTAAGGACAAGATAGCATCTCAGACGCTTTATACTGATGAGTGTACGGCACTGACGAAGAAGTACGCGGATATTGCCAAGACAGCAGAAGAAGAGCAGACCGCCAAGTTAAAGACTGAGGTTGACGCGCGCATTGCGGAACAACAGCGGTATCAAGATGCGGTTGAAAGCGCCACGAAGTCGCTCATGGATCAGATCACCGCTGCAACTGAAAGCGATGCACAGAAACAGGCAAGCGCTATTGCAATGCAGTTAGCTACGGCTCAGGCGTCCGGTGTATCATCTACCGTTATTAATCAGGCCAGCACGGCGTTGACGAAGGGTATGTATACGGACGCAATGGCACAACTGACAGCGGCTTCGACACTTGCCCCAGGTCAAACGTCATTCACGTCCGCACAAGCGGCAGAGATTGCAAGGCTACAAGGGGTTGTTGCGCAGTTGCAAGCGGCACAGCAGCAATATCTGTCTGCTCCCTCTATCGTTAAGGCGGTAACGGATATTGGAGTTTCGATTGTCGCTGCCGTCACAAGGGTAGCCCCTGGCGTAGCGCGTGGAATCAACGGGATGGCAATACCATGAGCATAACGGTTAAGTATTCCACAGGTAGTACCTACACCCTTGTTGCCAATTCCTCTTCTATCCCCATAGTACAGGGCGTGGCGGTTGACCACATTTATGGTACAGATCAATCCCTTTCACGCGCTACAGGGCTAGAATGGGGCAAGGTGACCATATCGGGAGACATTCTGGATAAGGCCGCATGTTTATGGGACGATATTGTTGCTATTTCCTATGATGCAGGTACGTCTTATCAGGATGCGCGGTCAATGGGTGTCGAATTCCAGAATGACCAATGGTCTGGGATCTATCCTTACTCGCTTACTCTTATGGTCAGTCCTCTCCGTTATGGTTCAACTCACACAAGTTCAACATATTGGGGCTGGACGACTGCGACCGTACCGGCAGCGACAGGAGCAGGATTGATGCGTCTCTCCTATCAAGGCCCGACACGGTTCTGGCCGTTACAGAATTCTCTTGCCTCTGTTGATGGCGTGAACCTGACCTATACGGGGATACCCGTCTTTAGCAATGGACTTGTCATCGGTGCGGGGGTCAAGGCGTCCGCATCTATCACTGCCAAGTCACTGCTCATGCGGTTGCTCTTTTCCTCTCCCTGGATTATCGGCGGAAGCGCCCCGAACCTTTTAACGGCCAACCAATCGAACGCAGGAACCGATACAACCGGCATGGAAGCCGTAAACGGAACAATCGCTCGAACAAACGGCTTTCCTCCTCCAGTTGGGAGTTCCTATGCTTTTGAGGTTTATACTATCACGAATATCAATGCGCAAATCAGGGCAACATATACCAATGTGACAGCTGGAGCGGCATATGTGTTTTCTGCCTATACTCGCGCTCTCAATGCGGCGGGTCGACACGTCCTGGTTCGTATCGAATGGTTCAATGCCGCATCAGCATCGCTCGGGACACTAGATTCATCCTCTATAGTCCTAACTGATGCATACGCGCGTCTGTTGATTGGCGGCACCGCCCCCGCGACAACAACAAAGTGCAAGGTATCTGTGGTATTTCCGGATTCCACGGCGGTAGATGGGCCTCTTGCGAGCGGATTTATGCTGCAAGCAATGTCGTCTTCAAATTACCTCTGGCAATCTGCCCATAATTCTTGTTCCATTGACATGGTAGCAGGTGCAGTCAAGTGGTTTGATGGTACGACAACCATTTCACGAACAATTGACTTGGCAGGATACCTTGCAGGTGGAACGCTGGACGTTATAGCCATTGACGATGTGGCAGAAGTTCTTGTGGTGGTTCAGGCTGGAACAGCAACAACCGCAACCGATACGCTTGCAGCCCTCACATGGGGAACGCTCAATATCGGCTCAGACGGCAGCGCAAACGAGGCAATGGCGGCAATCTCCTGTATCACCGCTTATCCCTATGTGCTTGTATCAGCAGAGTATGGCGCACTTCATCTGACCGTCAATCCGCTGCTCATGGGAACTTACTCCACCTACTTCCGTTCGTCTGGAACCGTCGTTGTCAACAATCAAGGACGGCTCATTGATGCAGTCGGGAATGATGTCTCAGCGGGCATGGCTGGGTCTATCCCGAAAGGTGTCTCGGGTGCCGCTGGTTCGCTTGTAATGTCTGACGGACTTTCGGCTCGCTGGCAAGTCCTGATAGACGACACCTGGAGGGTCTAGTGAGTACCGTACAAGTTCTTGTAGTTGCTGGCGGAGGTGGTGGCCGTAGTGGCGGCGGCGGCGGTGGTGGCATGCTCTACAATGCCGAATTTGCCGTGACGCCGCAGGATCATACGGTCATCGTCGGCACTGGTGGTGCAGGTAAAATCGTTGACCTTGTCACTAATGCCAAGGGCGATTCTGGAACCGATTCCGCATTCTCTACCATCACCGCAAAGGGTGGTGGTGGTGGTGGCAACCCAGGCGATGCAGGTTCGGCGGGGGTGGGGGGCGAT